AGGAAAAACGAACCGTCGAGCTGGCTTTCTCATCCGAGGAACCCGTGAGCCGATGGTTTGGCCAAGAAATCCTAGACCACTCACCAAGCTCTGTCAGGCTAGGCCGCCTGCAAAGTGGTGGGCCGGTTTTGGTAGACCACAACACCACCGACCACGTTGGTGTTGTGGAGTCTGTATCTGTTGGTAGCGACCGCCGGGGGCGCGCCGTTGTTCGCTTTGGAAATAGCGATAGAGCAACAGAGATTTTCCAAGACGTGGTGGATGGTATCCGCAAAGCCGTGTCGGTTGGGTATCGCGTCATCAAAGCCGTGCTGCAAGAAACGGGCGATGGTGAGGCGGACGTGTACCGAGTGACGGATTGGGAGCCATTGGAGATCAGCATGGTTTCTGTGCCAGCCGATGCCAGTGTGGGTGTAGGCCGGAGCGGAGATACCGTGCATGAATTTCAAATCGAAATCCCCGAAGGGGAACAACCAAAAGAGGACAGAACAATGGCAGAAGCAATACAAGAAACCCCGGCACCTGCACCAAAGATTGACGTTGATGCAGTACGGGAAGAAGCACGAATGGCCGAGCAAAACCGCGTACGCGATTTGCTGTCCACTGGCGAGCAGTATCAAGCCGGTGACCTGGCCCGCGATATGGTCAACAGCGGTGGCACCGTGTCCGACCTGAACAAAGCCATCCTGGAGCGCATGGGCAACGCCAAACCCGTCGAGGCCGAAGCCCCAGACCTGGGCATGAGCGAAGAAGAAACACGCAAGTTCAGCTTTGTGCGTGCTATCAATGCACTGGCCAATCGGGATGATCGTCGCGCACAAGAAGCGGCAGCCTTTGAGTTTGAGGCCAGTTATGAGGCCGCAAAAAAGATGGGCCGCGAATCTCGCGGACTCACGGTGCCGGTGGACGTGCTCAAACGTGATCTGTTGGTGGGTACTGCTACTGCGGGTGGTCATACCGTTGCCACGGATCTGCTCTCCGGCTCGTTCATCGACCTGTTGCGCAACCGCGCGCTGATGATGAACCCCGGCATGGCCACGGTGATGACCGACCTGAATGGCAACATCGCCATTCCGCGTCAAACCGGTGGTGCAACCGGGTATTGGGTTGCTGAAAACGGCGCGCCCACTGAAAGCCAGCAGGTTTTTGATCAGGTCACGTTGTCACCCAAAACCGTCGGTGCCTTCACGGACTATAGCCGCAAGTTGATGATCCAGTCATCCATTGATGTGGAAGCCTTTGTACGTGGCGACCTGGCCCGCGTGCTGGGTTTGGCCATCGACCTGGCAGCCATTAACGGTTCCGGCGCCTCTAACCAGCCCACGGGTATTTTGAACACCACGGGCATTGGTGATGTGGCCATCGGCACCAATGGTGGCGCACCTACCTGGGCAAGCATTGTTGATCTGGAATCTGATGTGGCCGCATCCAATGCGGACATCGGCAGCCTGCGCTACCTCACCACAGCGGTGATGCGTGGCAAGCTGAAACAGGTCGATAAGGCATCGGGTGCCGCACAGTTTGTGTGGGCAGGTACGGAAATGAATGGCTACGAAGCCATGGTTTCCAACCAAGTGCCAAGCACGCTGACCAAGGGCACCAGCTCCGATTGCCACGCGATTCTATATGGCAATTTTGCTGACCTGCTCATCGGCATGTGGGGTGGTTTGGATATCAACATCGACACCAGCACCGGCAGTACCTCTGGCTTTGTTCGTGTTGTGGCCTTGCAGGATACCGACATTGCGGTACGTCACGCGGAATCGTTCTCCGCGATTCAGGACGCACGCAACATCTAACACCTGTTAGATGCTGAGTAGCACGGAAGCCGCCGGGGTGATCTCCGGCGGCTTTTTATTAAGCGACCCAAAAGACAAGGACAACAAAATGGCAGGAAAAAAGGCAGTACCAGAAAATATCGAAATTCTACGGAATCTGCGGGTGGGCGAAAAACGTATCGCCGCAGGTACCGTGCTGGAAGTCGGCAAAGATATCACCGCCGCAGACGCGAGCTACCTTTGCGGCATAGGCAAAGCGCGCGGCGCAGTGGCTAAAAAGACCCGCGCTGAAAAATAAATGCCAACCATCGACGCCGACGACCTGGCAGCCATGCTGGAAGATCAGGACACGGGCACTTATTCGCCCCAGGCCTACGCAGGGCAGCACCCATCCAGCAAGTCAACGCTGATCAACGGCGTTTTTTTGAAAGATTTTGTCGAGCTCAACGGCGTGGAAAGTTACTCGCCGGTGTTTGATTGCGCCACGTCGGATGTGAGCGACGCCGCCCACGGCGCAAAGCTCACCGTACACCCGGACGGCACAGAATCCACCACCGATGTGATCTACACCGTGCGCGGTGTGCAGGATGACGGCGTGGGCATCACCCGATTGATCTTGGAGGCACCCTAAATGGCGCACGTTCGGCAACAAATCCGCGAGGCGGTGGCCACGGCCATCACGGGCTTGGCCAGCGCTGCGAGCGTGCATCAGTCGCGCGTGTATGACCTGGAAGCCGGCGACCTGCCCGCGTTCAAGGTTTACACGTTAAGCGAAGGCAGCGAGCGCGATTCGCTTTCGTACCCGCGCGGCACGCGCCGGCAGTTGCAGGTCGTTGTTGAAGCCGCCGCCAAGGCCGCCGCCGATCTGGACGACACGCTGGACACCTTATGCGCGGAAGTAAACCGCTATTGCAGCAGATATCAGCCTGGGCGGCTTATCGCAAGACGCCTACCTGGAAACCACGCAGATCGAATTTAACGATGGCGGCGATCAACCGCATGGCACAGCAACAATGTCGTGGGTGGTTGAATACCGCGTAAGAGAAACCGCACCGGAGGCTGTACTCGCATGAGCATTCCATTAAGCAAAAGACAAATCAAAGTGTACCACCCAAACAGCACCGAACCTGTGGGCATTATGCCCGACATGCTTGCGCATTATGAGGCAAACGGGTGGAGCACCAAAAAACCAACCAGCAAAAAAGCAACCCCAGCAACGGAGAAAAAAGACAATGGCAACAGTTAGCGGACATGAAGGCATCGCCAAGATTGGCACAAACACTATCGCCGAGGTAGTCGATTTTAATTTCACACAAAAAGTCAGCCCAGTGGAAGACACCGAGCTTTCCGACACCCACAAAACATTCAAGACCGGCGGAAAGAAGGAAACCGACGGCAGTATGACATGCCAGTGGGACGTGACCGACACCAACGGACAGGAAGCCATGACCGTGGATGCAGAGGTGACATTGGCGCTTTATCCGCAGGGTGATACCAGCGGCGACAAATACTGGACAGGCAGCGCGATCATCACCGAAGTGGACGTGGAGAATTCCGACGGCGCAACGGTAAAACGCTCCTTCTCATGGGTGGCTAATGGTGCCTTCACGCTCAGTACGGTTGTTTAAGCATGAGTGGTGGAACGTTACTCGAGCGGCTTAAAAACAACTACCGCGAAAAGCTGGAATCGGGCCTAAAGCATATCGACGTGCCGGAGTTGGGCGACGATAGCGGCCCGTACCGGATCTACTTTAAGCCGATGACGCTGGAAATGCAGGGCCGTATTTACAAGGCCATGCAGTCCAACAACCTCGACTTTATGGGCACCTCGCTGATTGAACGCGCGCTGGATGAAAACGGCAAGCGGATGCTGCGGCCTGCGGACATTGTGGAGATACGCAAACAGACCGACGGCAATCTGGTGCAGGAAATCTGTGCGCGCATGACCGAGGAAGAAGGCTACCTGGAAAACGAGCTAGAGGAAGCGGAAAAAAACTAACCGAGGACGCGGACCTAATGATGCAATTCATCGTGGCCGACCGTTTGAACATGACGGTGGAAGCGTTGCAGCAAATGTCCGTGTCTGAATTCCATGGTTGGCAGGCTTACCTAAAAATCGAACGAGAGCGCTAAAAACTAAAATGGCAACTCCCAAGGCAAAATTTGAAATATCGGCGCGCGATAGAAGCAAGGCCACGCTTAACCGATTTAAAGGCCGCATCGAGCGCGTGAAAAATAGCGTTTTTTCTTTGCGTGGTGGCGTCACTGCATTGGCGGGTGCGGCCGGGTTGGGGTTATTGGTTAAAAAATCACTTGAGACAAACGACGCACTGGCTAAAACTGCCGACAAGCTGGGTATCACCACGCAATCGCTTGCCGGGTTGCAACACGCCGCAAACCTCACCGGGGTTGCGCAAACCACGCTGACCAAGGCGCTCACCAAGCAGCAAAAAGCCATTTTCAATGCCGACAGGGGCGTGCTGACCTACAAGCAACATTTTGATGCGCTGGGCCTGTCCACGGAAGCGCTCAAACAACAGTCACCGGATGAGCAATTCAAAACCATCGCCGAAGCGCTCAAGAATGTTGAAAGCCAAACGCAAAAGACCGCCATCGCCTACGACATTTTTGGTGGGCGTGGTACGGCGCTGATCAACACCCTGGCATTGGGCCGGGACGGCCTGGAAGCCGCCGCAGCGGAAGCAGATGCGCTGGGCCTGGCAGTGTCGCGCGTGGATGCCGCCAAGATCGAACAGGCCAATGATTCCTTTACCCGGCTGAAAGGGGTCGCCGCCGGTGTGGGCAACGCCATCGCCGCAAACGTGGCGCCGTACATCACTGCGCTGGCCACGCAGTTTGTGAACGCCGCAAAAGAAGCGGGGGGCATGTCAAACTTTATCGGTCGCGCGCTGGACAACGTGGTGGGCGCTGTTGGTTTTGTAAAAGATTCCTTTCGTGGGTTGCAGGTGGTGTGGGCATTGTTGAAGGTCGGCTGGGCGGCAACCGTCAACGGGATACTTTCCGGCATCGCCAGCCTGGACAAATCACTGGCCGACATTATCAGCAAGATCCCTGGCGTGGACTATGCGCCAAGCTCAAACCTGCAAGATTGGGCGAGAGAGTCTGCGCTGTCACTTGAAGTCGCCAAGTTTGAGCTGGCCGACCTGGTGCATGCCCCCATGCCATCAGAAAACGTGAAAAAGTGGGCCGAGGAAGTGCAATACAAGGCACAAGTCGCCGCCGAAGCGATTGCCAAAACCAAGGCGCAAATGACCGGCAGTGGTGGAAGCGATACGTCCACCGGGCCAGCGGCGAATCCAGCCGCAGAAAAACAGGCGGCGGCAATGTCGAAATCCATCGACGCCATCCAGCAATCGCTACTCACCGAAGAACAGCGCATGCAGGAAAGCTACACCAGGCGCAGGGTGATGGTGAGCAACGCCTTTGCGCAAGATTTAATCTCGCAACAGACGCGCGATGAGTTAATGGCTGGCCTGGCTGCCGAGCATGAGGCAAAGAAAACCGCCATTGCTCAACAGGGTGAGGCCGACCGACGCGCTGTATTTACGGCGGGCCTGGGGGCGGCTGCCAACATCTTCACCAACCTTGGCGCGCTCATGGGCAAGGAAGGCGCGAAGATGAACGCCAAGCAAAAACTGCTTGCGCGCGCCGGTATTATCGCATCCACCGCGCAGGCGGTGATGAATGCCCTGGCCGTGCCACCGTATCCGCTGGGGCTTGCCCTGGCTGCGGGTGCGGCGTTGAAAGGTGCCGATCAGCTACGCAAGGTGGGTGGTGGCGGCAGTGTCGGCGCCCCGGTTTCGTCCATTGCGACTCAACAGCAGCAATCCCAGCCGATTCCACAGCAAGCGCTACCGGGCAACGGGCAAGGCGTGCAGGTCATAAACCTGCACTTTAATGGTCCCGCGAGCGACGAAACCATCAAGGGTTTGGTGAGTGGCGTGCTGAAAGAAGATCTCGACCTGGAAAACGTCGTGCTCACCGTCAACAACGAAGGCCGCGTCGTCGCCGCTTAATTTTTGGAGTCAAGATGTCAGCAATTAAATTCACAGCGCAGCGTGGGCTTTCCACGTTGGGTGATGAAAAAGGCGTTTGGATGGCGGACACCACGGCGGAAACGTTGGCGGGTTCGGAGTTGGTGACAAATGGTGGTTTTGCCACAGATTTGACAGGTTGGGCTGATTCAGGTTCTGATTGGTCGCAGTCTGCCGGTGTAGCATCTACGACCGGCGCGTCCGCCAGTTATTTATATCAGACTGTGACTACAATTGCCAATAAAACCTACATCGTATCAGGTTCAATAACAGGAGCGATATTTTGTGGGGCATGGGATACTGCACCAACATCTGCACTTCTGTCCGATTCCTCTAGCACCAGAACAGGTGAGTTTCTGTTCATGTTTACGGCGAGTGATAGCACGTCTACAATTTCATTTTCAGCGGGTGCGGGCGCTACGTTAGACAACGTATCAGTGCGACCTGCCGTCCCAGACCTATCCACCGCAAACAACGGTCTAGGCGTTTATGGCTCAATCACAAAATCATCCGTGACAACGGGCGCTGATCTGGTAGCATATTCAGGGTTTAGTGCATCGAATTATTTGGAGCAGCCCTATAATTCTGATCTTGATTTTGGGACTGGTGATTTTAATATTGGATTATGGTTTAACACAACAAATCCAGCAGTTGGTTTTTTTGATCATAAAAAAACAACATGGGTTGCGGGTGACCCGAGAATTCAAATTCAATCATCAGCTGACGGGTCATTAGATTGTTATTTTATTACTAATCATCTATTAACATCCGTGATCGTAAATGACGGGATATGGCACAAGGTAGATGTATCGAGGGTCAATGGCATTGCATATTTATATTTAGATGGTGCATTGTTAACATCAATAAGCAATACCGACAATCTCACTGATATGTCAGCGATTACCAGGATCGGCATTCAAATTCATTCTTCTGGTAACTATACAAATGATAGCAATATATCATTGGTTCGCGTTGGTAATGGTCTCACCGCTGCGCAAGTCAAAAATATCTATGACAAAGAAAAACACCTTTTCAAAAAGCATTCCTATTATACGCAAGAAGGCATCGAATACTCGCTAGATATTCCCCTCTCTGATGCACCGCAATCGGTTGACGAGCACAAAACCGAAAATCACTCATGGGATCGCACCCAAACAGAAAACATTTTCGACGGCCAGGACAATGTGTACAACATCACCACCGGCCTGTTGCATCGCACCGACAACACCTACCCGCGCGAATCCGAATACCTGGAATTTCTCCATGCCACCCGCGCCTCGGAATTATTCACCATTGATTTTTATGGCACCGTCGCCAGTGAAGACGAGCCAAAAACTTTCGTGCGTGTCGGCAATGCAGGCCAATTGTCACGCGAGGGTAATCAATGGCGGCGCTCATCGTTTAAGGTGTTTGAACGGTGAGGGCATACAGTGTTTTATTCAACGAGAAAAATAGCGGCCTGAACAAACACCCGCGATGGGTGCTTGAGATTGCGTTCGATACCGCGAATACCGATCTCTACTACATTACCTCGCACGCGGATTGCGAAGTGCCGCCCGGCACGGCGTCGGCCAATATTATTTACGGCGCATTAAAAAAGCCCGTCGTCACCTCGCAAAAACTGGACACGCGCACCACCAAGTTTTCCATCGGCACGCTCACTGCAGACATCATCGATATAAACAGCGCCTTCTCCACGCTGATCGGCGCCAAACAGGCGGCCGGTTATGGTCTACGCCACAAGCGCGTGCGCATTTATCGCGGCTATGCCGGGTTGCCCTGGGCAGACTACCAACTGCCACCCGGTGGAACGCAAATCATCGATGGCAAGCTGTCCAGCCACAAGGGCACATTCACCCTGCGCGGCAACGACATCCAGCGCAGCACTAAAAAAGATATTTTCGACGTAAAGAAGACCAACCTCACGGCGGACTACACGGCGGGCGATAGCACCGTCACCGTGGTGGATACCTCCGCGTTTGAAATGGTGGCGCACGGCACCAGCTTCACCGATGCCCCGAGCGCAACGGTGGGTTATTTTCAGCTCGGCGATAACGTCATCCGCTACACCGGCAAAACCGCCACCACCTTCACCGGGTGTGTGGGTGGGCGCTTTAGTACCAAAGACGTGGATGTGGCGATCGATTCCGGCGCCACCAATGATCGGCAGCCAGAAATTAAAGAATTTATCTACCTGGAAATGCCCGCCGCGAAAATGGCCAAGGCCATTCTCATGGGCACCAACCCTACGTTGCCCGCCCATTGGCAAATGGGGATCTCGTCCACCTACGTTGCCACCTCGCAGTTTGATGGCATCGGCACCGATTTATACGACACCACGGACGACACCGCCGGTTTTGTGCTGCGGTTTATCGGGCTGAAAAAGCGCGACGGCAAAACATTTCTGCAGAAACAGGTAAATTTGCCGCAGGGTTGTTTTATGCCCGTGCTGGCGGATGGCCAGCTCGGCTACAAGCGTATGACGGGCGTGCTCTCCGGCGCATCACCCGTGGCGGTGCTGGATGCCTCCAATATAAAAAGCTACTCCCGGCTGGACCATGATCAGGCCGCGCTTTCCAACCAGTATGAGATCGCCTGGAATAGGGTGGTGGGCAAAGACAAACCCACCCGCCTGAATGTGTACGAAGACACCACCTCGATTGCCACCCATCAAGCGGCAAACCCATACGAGCTGACCTTCGAAGGGCTGAGCGGATCGCGGCACACCGATGCGGTGATCCATGGCACGTTTGACGTGCTGCGAGATCGTTATTCCGGCCCGCCGTTGCTCATCACCGTGGAGGCGTTTGACTCACAAAATGGCATCGAGATCGGCGACGTGGTGTGGTGCAACTTCAACCAGCGCGACTTTGTGGGTGGCGGTGATCTGAATCGCGCGTTTGAGGTGGTAGGGTACAGGGCCACCGGTAAAACAGTCACGCTCACCCTATTTGGCTCATCTCAAAAAGCCGGGGCATTGTCGGCCAGCACGGCCAGCACGGTGATGGCTAATTCGTTTTATTCGTCCGGCCTTACCGCAGGCAATAAACTGGATGTGGCTACCACGGGCTCGCTCACCGGTAGCGTGTGGCATATCACCGGCGATAGCACATTGACCGGCGGCACGGATATGGGCACCACGGCCGACGTTTTTTGGTATGACGGCGACGTGACCATTGACTCGGGGGTGACGTTGACCCTTGTCAACAATGTGCAGCTTCGTGTTATGGGTACGATCACCAATAATGGCACGATTGATCTATCAGGTAATGGCATTGCGGGCGTGGCAACAACAGAAACCGTGGGCACGGCGGGATATATTGGTAGCACGATGTCGGGTGCGGGATTTACAGCGGAATATGATCCATTGTATCTTTATGTCGATATAGTGTCACGCGGATCGCAAATAACGGTGTCCGGTGATCATGATTCTGCGCCCTATTTATCATTAGAAAATAGCAGCACCACGCTTGCAGGCATATCGGGAGACTTCCGGCCCACCTCGGGCGGGGCTGGGTTTGATGTAGTCAATAGCAAGACAGGGGCAGTGTTGGCGGCCGGTGGTGCGGGCGGTGCGGGCGCAGCTTCGGCGGTAGTTATTTGTCGTGGTTGGGCGGCGGGCGCATCCGGTGTGGTGAATTTGAACGGCGAGAAAGGGGGTAGTGGTGGAAGTTTCACACTGGACCCTTTATTTGGCACAAGGGTAGTTTATGCCGGCGCAGGTGCCGGAGGTGCTCCCGGTGTTTTTTATGTGTTATTAGATGGAAACACTAGCGCGATCCCTAGTGTGTCGGAATTCACGGCCACCACCCCCACGCCTGATTTACTGGGCCATCCATCCTATCAGGACGGACGGATATTTTTGACAGACACGCAGCAAGGATGGCCGGTCTATAACCGCCACAGCGGGTTGCACGGATTTGATCTGGCCAACAGCAGGCTGCAGGTGCAGTACATCCCCCCCAGCGAAACCGCCGCCGAAGACGTGGAAGAACTCACCGACCCACCCACGGCCATTACCATTCAGGAAGCCACCGCCACCAACAACAGCATGAACCTGGTGGCGTTAGAAATCAGCGTCACCGCACCGGCCGCCACAAACTATCGCGGCTCGATGATCTACATCAAAAAGAATGGCACCAACTCATGGCAACAAGTCGGCGAAGCAAGGGCCACCGAAGAAGTGATTTTTTATGTGCCCGCAGACGGCACCACCTACAACGTAAAAGCGCACCCGGTATCGATACTCGGCGTTGAGTCGCCCGAATTCTACGGGCCAACGAATCACACCGTGGCGACCACGCAGGTCGCGGTGATTGGTACAAATAACACGCTGGCCACCGGGGCTGATGTTGCAACCAATGGTGGTATGCGGATAGATACTAATGGCTTAGACAGTTTCGATACCGGCGGCCAACAGACTGTGGACATCGACCAGTCTGACGGATCTGCGATATTCGGCGTTGTTGCAGACGAGAAATACCTAAAGTTCAATGGGACCACGGGTGTTTTGGCGTTGGGCAGGGATACCGTGATTCGCGGTTCTGATGCGTACAACAATGACAATATCTATTTCCACGATTTTTTCTACAGTATCGATGCGTGGTCCGCAACAGTTAGTTCATCTAACGCAATAGTCGACCTCCAAACCGGTGGATATATGCGAGTGCTGGTTCAAGGTTCGGCGGTTGAGTCTGCGCTAGTGGAGCGATTACTGGCGTATCCTTTAGTTATCCCAACATGGGCCAAAGTGCGTAGGTTCAAAGTTGCTCTGCAAACCGGGGTGGATTCAACCTCGGGAACAGGTAGGGTCGTTAGTGGTAATTTAAGTACTGGGTTCATTGGTTTTAAGATAAGCGGGACGGCCATTCGCGGGATATGCGCACAAGCAGGAACGGAACAGAATGTATTATTGACCGCAACGCTGTCCGGTACGCGAAAGATATGCGAAGCGGTATTTACTCCTGGGGTAAGCGTTAAGTTTTATATTGACGGTGTTTTCGATGATGAAATTACATCGACATCGGATCTGCCTACGTCCACATCAGGCGCAAACAAAATATCCATTAAGGTGGAGAAAACAGCAGCCAACTCGAATAACTCGGCTATCCGCATTGGTGAAATTAAGGTCTTGCAGGAAGATTAATATCTATACGCACAGCACGTAGGACGGGTAGAAAACCACAAAAAAATCACACAAAACCACACCCGCTACGGCGGGTTTTTTATTGGGGGGAATAAAGTGCCTGACGCCGAAGCATCGCAAGCAATACGTATGACGCCAGACGATGTCGCCACCGCCGTCGGTAAAGAGCTAGACCGCCGAAGGGGGCAGGAAATCGAGCATAAAGAACACCACGCCTTCGTCCAAAAGATGATCGAGCGCGAAGAAAGAAAACAGGAAATGTGGGAGAAGATAAAAGCGCAGGTGTTGGGGTGGGGTGTGATTGCTTTGGTCGGCGGTATCGGTACGGCCGTTTATAACTACCTATTCAAGTAAGCGATCCGCACGATGTGCGCCATCATCTTCGCCTGCCTATTTCAAGGATACAACATGATAGACCAAGAACAATTCCGACTTTATGCCGTGCGCCCCGCGCTGGAATTTCTCGAACCCGAGATCCCCTATTCATTGGCGGCAGAAAATCTGTTGATGGGCACGGCGGCGCATGAGTCCAAACTGACCTATCTGCACCAGAACAATGGCGGGCCTGCGCGGGGTTTCTTTCAAATGGAGCCGGCCACCGAGCAAAGCATTTGGACGGACTATTTGCAATTCCATGCTGGCTTGAGAAGGAAGATCGAGCAGCTTGCCGGTGTGCGGGGTTTGGATATGCAGGCCAACATCCCCTACCAAGTGGCCATGGCACGCATCAAATACTGGTGGAGTCCGCTGCCGTTGCCGGACGCTGGCGACATTATCGGCCAAGCGAAACTATGGAAAACGGTTTACAACACGCCCGAAGGCAGGGGCACAGAAGTTCAATTCATTAAAAACTACCCGGAGGGAATATGAACCCGATCATTCAACGACTACTGCTGGGCCTGATGGGCTTTTCTAGCGCACTGGGCGCATCACTCACCACGCTGGACGGTGGCGCGGCGATGACGCTCTCACAACTCGGGCAGGTGCCGTTAGTGGCCTGGCTGCTATCACTGTCGGCGGGCATTGCCGGTTCGCTGGGAATAAAGGGGATGCAAAAATGAAATACACGTTTATGATTTTTATTCTGTTGTTGGTCGCAGCCTGCGCCAATCTGCAATCGCCGTTTTTGGATGGTAGCGCCGAGATGCAAAAAGCCGGGGCCACGCAAGCGTCCGACCCGGAACGGGTACTCGGCGCGTCGTATGTCACCATCAAGGCACTACGGGCGGGCACTAAAAAAACCTATGTCGAAGGCCTGGCCGGCGCGCTGGAAACAGCGGCCAGAGGGAGCGTAACGAATGGCGCACTGTCTACCACGTTGAAGGTGTACGTGGAGAAAAATGCCAAATACCCCGAGGACAAAATGCTGGCCAATTACTTAATCGCCAAGCTGGGCGTAAAAACGGACAGGGTAGCGCTGCCATTGTCGCCGGAGCAAAAGCGAATTCTGGCGCTGTATGCCAACACGCTGCGGGATACCGCGAGAGACTTCGACGGGTAGGCACTAAACCCGACGCGCTGTGTGAAAAAGCGGGGCAATCCCCCGCAAAACAGCCGCAGAATTCACACAGCGCAAGGCTCTTTCGGCCTTGCGCTGCCCGCCGTTACTATGGCGCATATCCCCGCGCGATAATCAAAACCCCACACTAATCACTGTCCGGTGATAGTCCGCACCACCTCTAAGCCGTTGTTTTTGCTTGCCAGAAATGGCATTGCGAACGCAGCGCTCTCCCAGCTGAGCTACGGCCCCATTCGTTTTGTTTTTCAAATACTTACGTCGTTTTTAATCCGTGTTTTCCTTGGTTTTGCGGACAATTTGCGGTCATTGTTTATCGTTATTTTTCACTATGTTACGATATTCCGCACTTTTACATTGTCCGGGTTTTGTCCGCATGGCGATCATCATTCAAGAACTATCTGGCCGGTGGCGTGCGCGTATTCGCAAGAAGGGGCACAAGTCACTTTCCAAAACATTCCGCACCAAGTCGTTGGCGCAATCCTGGGCCACGTCTGTTGAGGACAAGATCGAGCGGGGCGAGTTGGTGGGGGATATGGTGGCGGCTGATTTGTCGGTTGTCAATCTGCTGGACCGATACGAGCGCGAGGTGGCGGAGCGAAAAAAGGGGTATTTGCGGTCGGAAAAGTTTGTGCTGGATCGCCTGCGGGCTGGGTTTGATGCCGTCTGGCTGCTTGATCTGGCGCCGGACAGGGTGATGGAGTACGCCGACGCGCGGCTTTTGTCGGTGAGGTCTGACACGGTGCGGCGGGAGTTGGCTGTGCTCTCTGCGGCGTGGGAGGCTGGGCGGACGTTGTGGAAATATCCACTGCGGGATAATCCGGTAAAAACGGCGACGCGAATTTTGACCAGTACGAACACCTATTCTCGCCCGGTGTCGCGGGTGCGGCGGATGTCTGATGCAGAACTTGCGCTGTTGTACGCCGAGCTTTCTGAAACCATGTGCGACCTGGTGGCGTTTGCTATTGAAACGGCAATGCGGCGGGGAGAAATTGCGCGCACCGCAGGTTGTCAGCGGGTGGAGGATGGCTTACTTAT